ATGTGGAATTGGATCAGGAACTGGTATCGCAAGCTGCGCATGCCCGCAGCATACCGCGCCTATGAGCGCGCGCTGCGTGCCGCCCATGAGGAAGAGGCGCGCAGGAAGTTTTCGACGGTGCGCTATGAGGCGCGCCTGCTGGCGGCCAACAAGGCGATGGAAGAGCGCGCGCAGCGCCGCTTCGACATGCCGATCGCCAAACTGCAGCTGGAAGTCGTGTCGCTGGAAAAGCAGATCGAGTCGTGCCGCGCCCAGCTCGGCAATTTCGAGCGTCCGTTCCGCGAGGAATACGAAGAGCTGGAAGCGGAAATGAGCTTGCTGGGGGAGCGTCGCCGCAACGCCTACGCGGCAAAGGATGCGGCTGCCATCGAGGCGGTCAACGCCGAGATCGCGGAACTGCAGAAGCGGACCCATGCCGTGCGCAGCGACTTGGCGGTGCAGTCAGACTTGCGCAGCCAGGGCCTGACCCCGGAAAAGCTGCGCCGCACCGTGCAGCGTTGCGAGGCGCGACTGCAGGCGCTCGAGGATGAGCAGGAACAGATCCGGCGCGAACGCGCCAACTATATGAACAACTCGCCCGACCGAGCGGAGATCGACGCCATCGAACGCGAGATGCTGGCATTGGAGCGCAAGCATATCCAGTTCCTGCGCGACTTCGACGCTCCGGCCGAACGCCGGCGCCGCGAACGCGAACATGAGCAAGCCTGGATGAACCAGGCCTGAACGCGTCAGGCGTCAGATATGGTCGCTTTCCTTGCGCACCACGCGGCCAATGACGATGCAGTCATTACCGCGGCATACCTTGCGATGGTACTTGCGCTGGTCGGGATTGTCCGAGGTTAGCCACCACTGCCCGGCATCGCGCGACATGCGCTTGACCACCGGCTCCCCTTCGTAATTGACAGCGAATACGATGCCATCCTGTGGATGCGCGTCGGCCGTGTTCACGATCACCAGGTCGCCCTCGTACAGCGAGGGTTCCATGCTCTCGCCGCGCACCTTGATGGCGATCAACCGCTCCGGCACGTAGCCGTTGCGGTCGGCCCAGTGTTTGGGAATGCTGATGGTGCTGCCGTCGTGCCGTTCCGGTTCCACCGCAAAGCCGCTGATGCCGGCGGACAGGCGCAGCTTGACCTTTTGGATCTGGTAGAAGCGCGCGTCGTCCTCGTCCGCCACCACCACTTTCCGGATGGCCGGTTCGGGCGTGCGCAACATCGGCCCGCGCCCTTCATGCAACCACTCGAAGTTCACGTTGCAGGCGGCGGCAAGCTGCACCAGGGTGTGCGCTTCCGGTCCTTTTTTTCCCACGCCATTGAGGATGCGGTTGATCGTCGGCTGCGGCACGCCGGAGGCGCGCGCCAGCGCGCTTTGCGATGCGAATCCGGCCTCCTTCATGGCGGTATCAAGTCTGTTTGCAATGTCCATGGCTTATTATACATCCGCGTATAGGTCAAGGTAAATATCTATTCATTTGGGTATTGATAGGGTATTCATTCTCGTATAGAATGTTCTTATTGGCAAGTATTTCTTGCAGCTTTACACAGGAGGGGCTAATGGGGCACATGAAATTCGAGGCGGTTAACGAGCAAACTCAGGGCCAGCAGGAGGCGATTTTCCGCAGCGCCGACCAAGCGGTTTTCCTGGCTTACCAGATCACGTCGCAGGACGCGCCGCAGGACGCCCCGCTACGCAAGATCCTGATTCGCGCCATGGAAACGCTGGGCAGCATCAATGACGAACAGCAGGGCTGGCTGGAGCAGTTGCGGGGCAAGTCGTCGGGGCGCGTGAACTTCGCGGGACTGAGTCCATTAGAGGTACGCGCGCAGTGCGCGCTGATCGTGCACGCCGTGAAAACAAAACTGCCGCGCACGGAGATGTGGGCCCTGCAAGCGCGCTTCGGCAACACGGAAGTGGAGGATGACGACGGCCGCCGCCGTTTCGCATTCTCCGCCGAGCGCATCGACGCAATCAAGGGGCTGTCGGATTGGATCGCACCTTCGCTGCCGCATATCAAGCCGTTCGCGATCGACTGCATGATCGGCAAACTGTATGCGAACCACAGCCGTGTCCAAATCAGCTTCCGCGAGCTGGCGCGCAACTTCGGCGGTAACCACATGCTGTATGCGCGCGGCTACGAAAAGATCCGCACGCGTCTGCGCGAACTGGAGTTGCTGGCGTTGGATCGTCTCGATCCATACCTGCGTGCCCAGGGCGTAGTCGGGGACTTCGACGATTGAGAAAATTTTCGATGAAGTGCTTGACAGGTTGTTACAGCACATGTATGATTCGTTCATCATCGCAGTAATTGCATTCAAGGCTCGCTCAGGCGAGCTTTTTTATTTTCAGCCCGCCTGGTTTGCGCCATGCGGGCTTTTTTATTGTCCGAACCCATGACGACATTGAATTCATTGGGCCAGCTGCATGATGCGGTGCGCAGCGGCTTGCAAGCGGGCCTGCCGGAAGTGACCACCGTGGCGCAGTATTGCGTCGATACGGCGGCGCTGCCTGCGCCCGCCATTTCCATTGCCTTGACCGGCCTGACGCCGGGACGCGATCCCGCCACTGGAGAAGCCGGGCTGGTGGCGTGCATGCAGGCGCGCCTTTTATACGATGCCGCCCAGGACGGCGCCGAACTGGCCGTGCGCGAACTTTCCGCGCGACTGGCGGTGCTGTTGCATGACCAGACCTGGGGCCTGCCGTGCGGTCCTGCGCAACTGACCGGCGCCATGCCCGATCCGGCTCCGCCAGAAGGGCGCAGCGCGTGGCTCGTGGCGTGGCGCCATGCGATAGAACTGGGTGCTGCATCCTGGCCATATCCCGACCAAAGCGGCGTGGCGGTGATGCTCGGCCTCGATCCAGAAACAGGCTCCGGGCACGAAGCCGATTATGTGGCGCTGAACGGAGTATGAGCATGCTCTATATAGTCTCCGAACTCGAACGCCGCCTGTCTGCGATGATCCAGGCAGGAACGGTGGAGCAGGTGGACCACGCCAAGGCGCGCTGCCGCATTCGCGTCGGCGAATGGGTGTCGGCGCCGCTGCCTTGGCTCTGCCTGGCCGGCGGAGAAGTGCGCCACTGGCGCCCGCCGTCGGTGGGCGAGCAGGCCTTGCTCGTTTCGCCGTCCGGCGAGGTGTCAGCAGGTTTCGTGCTGCCCGGCTTTTACGCCGAGCAGCACGGCCAGTCGCACGAGCAGCGTCCTCACGTCGCCGCCTGGAGCATGCCCGATGGTTGCCTGATCGAGTACGACTGGCAGGAGGGCGCGCTGAAAGTGGACGGGCCCAAGACCATCGACATCAGATCGGACGGCAAGGTCACGCTGCAATGCGCCGAGCTGCTGGTGGACTGTCCGCGCACCACCTTCAAGGGCGCGCTCACTGTGCAAGGCAATCTCAGCGTCGACGGCGACGTCGATGCGTCCGGCGCCGTCATGGACAGCGGCGGCAACAGCAACCACCACACGCATTGATCACAATTTTCCGCAACGAAGCCCGCCTGTGTGCGGGCTTTTTTCTTTTTAGGAGCTTTAGCAATGGCAAGAGCCGATAGCAAGACGCCGGTCGTGTTCCGCGACAAGGCCTACAAGTCCCGAACCATCGTGCTGCCGGACGGCAGCGTGCACCGCGTGGTGCATGGCCATATCACCGCCGCCAGCGCCGCGCTGGTTGGCCATCTCGACCAGTCCGCCGAATTCGAACGCGTGCCGGTCACCCGCGTGGCGGCGTGACCATGGCGCGCATCGGCATGGACTGCCGTACCGGCCAGCCGATCAGCGGTATCGCCCACCTGCGGCAAAGCATCTGCGACATTCTGCGCACGCCGCTCGGCAGTCGGCGCATGCGTCCCGAATACGGATCCAGCTTGCCGCGCATGACGGACATGCCCGTCACGCCGGGTTGGAAGTCGGCCGTGCAGGCGGAAGTGGCGCGCGCGCTGCAGCGCTGGGAACCGCGCCTGGCGCTGTCCAGTGTCGGCGTCGAATCCATCGTGGACGGCAGCATCGCCTTGCGGCTGTCAGGCGAATACCTCGGCGAATCCATGATCCTGGAGGTAAGCACATGAACGCCATCGACCTATCGCAACTGCCTGCACCCGACGTGGTGGAGGCGCTGGATTTCGAAGCGATCTACCAGGAACTGCTGGTCAACTTCCGCGCACTTGCCGGGGATGGCTGGAATGCGATGCTGGAATCCGACCCCGTCGTGAAACTGCTCGAAGTGGCGGCCTATCGCGAGCTGCAGCTGCGTGCCCGCATCAACGACGCCGCGCGCGGCAACCTGCTGGCCTTCGCAGAGGAAGGCGACCTCGATCACGTCGCGGCCTTTTACAACGTGCTGCGGCTGGAGGGCGAAGGCGACGAGCGGCTGCGGCTGCGCGTCCAGTTGCGTGTCGCTGCGTTGGCGGCCAATGGCACGGCGGAGCAGTACCGCTACGTTGCGCTGTCGGCCAGCCCCCAAGTGCAGGATGCGGCCGTGATGCCTGCTCCGCCGGGCAGCGTGGCGCTGGCGGTCTGGCCGGCCGACGACGCGAACGGCGCGGACGTCCTGGCACAGGTGCAAACGGCGTTCGCCGCCGACGATGCCAAGCCGCTCGGCGTGCCGCTGACCGTGGCGCTGGCGCGCCCCCGCGCGATGAACGTGCTGGCGACCGTCTATCGTGAAGCAAGCGCTCCGATAGACATGGCGGCCCAATTGCAGGCGCAGCTACCGCGGCAGATCGCCGATTACGCTCGTCTCGGCCGCGATATTCCGGCCTCTTGGCTGGCGGGCCGGTTGCATGTTGCAGGCGTCTCGCGCATCGAACTGGCGGGCAGCGGCATCACCGTGGCGCCGGATGAATATGCCGTACCGGGCCAGGTACGCGTTCTCGACGGTGGCGTGGCATGGTGAGCGGACCTGCCCGGTTGCTGCCGCCCAATTGCACACCGTTGGAGAGAACCTTGGCTCGGACAGCGCCCCGTGCCATCCTCGACAGCCTGGCTGATGCGCCGGCGCGCGTGCGTTCGCACCGCGACGGTGCGCTGGCACCTTGGCTGGCCGCGGAATGGCAGTTGGCGGAGTTCGCACCTTACTTCGCCAGCAGCGGCGCATTGATCGAGGCGGGCCTGCCGTGGCTGCGCCAGCGTGGCACGGCCGCCGCCGTCAAGAGGGCGTTGTCGTGGATCGGCTTCGATACCGAGCTCGAACTCGATGGGCCGCTGTTGCAGCTGAATCCAGGCGACATTCACGCGCAGCGCAAGCTTGCCGATGTCGTGCACCTGGCCCGTCGTTCCTTGCCGGCGCATGTGCAGCTATATCGCATGTACCACGGTTACGATCTGCGGCCATTGCGGCTGGACGAAAGCCGCCTCGATGACGCCATGCTGGACGACGACTCCGGTGTGACGATCGATGGCATCAAGCTTTCGTTCGGTGAGGTACGGCGGGGCACCAGCGATGCTCCGGACGGGCGTCCGGCAACGGCGCGCGGCGCAACGCGCATCGGCGTGGCGATGTACGAGGATCGCGCCATCCTCGACACCTGGCTGCTTGACAGCGTGCTAATGACGGACGGCCGGTTCATGATGGGCCAACTGGTCACCGGCACGTCGTTCGACATGGCCGCCAAGCCGCAGACACTGCACGCACATCGCACGGTCGCCCATTCGCAAGCGGTGCCCGACAACGGCAGCCATGCGCTCGATGATTTCAATACGCATCTCGGCGCCGCCGCCATCGTGGTCCTGAACCCGATGCGCCTGGACGGCGACCACCTGGACAGCCACGACATTGAGCGCGTCCACATGTTGATCGACGAGTACACGGAAGCGCCGCGCAAGGTGCAGACCCCGGTCTACGTCGCGCGCATCGAGGGCGAGCGCGTTGCGCAGCTGAGCTGGTTTACCGGCACGGCCGCGCGCATGTTCGTGCCGCGCACTTGGGATGGTGCCTGGGATTCACGTCCATGGCGCACGCGCTTCCCATCCAATCACATTTCCGAGAACGGAGAATAAACATGGCAGTACTCCAAGACGACGGCCGCACGGCGCTTGCCGAAGCCGTCAAGTCGCGCCCCATCCACTTGGCATGGGGCACCGGCAACCCGGCCTGGGACACGACGCCCGAGCCGGAGCCGAACAATGCCTCGGCCCTGGTCGCCGAGATCGGCCGCCGCGCCGCCACCGAAGTGCATTACGTCGTACCCGATCCGGACGGCGAGATCTCCGTGGCCAACGGCCGCTACAAGTTCAGCGCCACGCCGAGCAAATGGCTGCTGCTGCGCTTCGTATTCGACTTCCTCGACGCACCGGCCTCGCAATTGCGCGAGGTCGGCCTGTTCCTGGGCACCGTGGCCAAGCCCGAGCTGCCTGCGGGACAACGCTACTTCGAGCCGGCCGACATCGTCGATCCGGGCAAGCTGTATGCGCTCGAGCGCTTCGAGAAAACCGCGCGCAGCCCCTCCATCCGGCAAACGTTTGAATACGTGCTGCCATTCTGAGTGAGAGAAGAAACATGATCGAACAGTATTACAACCGTTTTAACTCCGCCGACAACTACGAGCAGGTGATGTTCCGCGCCGACCGCGTGCTGCAGTCGGCGGAACTCAACGAGATCCAATCTGCCACCATGGCGCGCCTGAAGAGCATTGGCGAAGCTTTGTTCAAGGATGGCGACATCGTGCGCGATGCCCGCATCCAGGTCAATGCGGATACCGGCGAGACAGTGTGCGAAGCGGGTGCCGTATTCTTGCGCGGCTGCGTGCGCGGCGTGGCGCCCGCCACCTTCACGCTGCCGATTACGGGCGACGTCACCGTCGGCATCTACCTGAAGGAAAACGTCGTCACCGAACTGGAGGCGCCTGCGCTGCGCAATCCTTCCGTCGGTACGCGCGGCTATCAGGAACCCGGCGCAGCGCGCCTGAAAGTGGTTCCGGTCTGGGGCCACGAAGCCGACGGCCAGTCCGGCGAGTTCTATCCCGTCTACCAGGTGGAGAACGGCATGCTGCGCGCCAAGGAAGCGCCGCCCAACCTGGACGGCGTCACCCAGGCGCTGGCGCGTTATGACCGCGACAGCTCCGGCGGCTCTTACGTGGTGTCTGGTCTGAACGTCGCGCAATCGGCCGACATCGAAGGCAACCAGGTGTACACCGTGTCCGAAGGCCGCGCCCGCGTGAACGGCTTCGGCGTGGCGCAAGCGACCAGCCGCCGGATTACCTATCCGGCCGCGGCGGACATGCGCACCATCAACTCCGAGCTGCATACCTCGCAGACGGCAGCTTCCCAGCGCATCAACCTGACCCGACCTCCGCATGGCGGCATTCTCTCAGTTAGCGTGGTGATGGAGAAGACGGTCACCGTCACACACGGTTATGGTGGTGGCCAGGATGCCTTGCCCGATACGAGCATTGTCTCGCTGGTTCTGGTGAAGCAGGGCGCCACTACTTTCGAGGCAGGCACCGAGTATCGTCTCACCGCCGAGCGCGTTGACTGGAGTCCTTCGGGGCCGAAAGAGCCCGAGCCGGGCAGTCAGTACGAGGTGACGTACCGATACCGGGCCTTGGTAACCCCGACAAACGTTGACAGCAGCGGCTTTAGCATCACGGGCGCTGTGACCGGAACTGAGATTCACGTCAGCTATTACCAAAAGCTGCCGCGTATCGATCGCCTGTGCATTAATGCCGACGGCGAGTTCGTCTGGTTGAAAGGTGTTTCGGCGGAATTCAATCCTCAGCCGCCATCGGCCCCTGATTCGATGCTGGCACTCGCAAGCGTCCATCAGACCTGGGGCGCCGATCGCAGTGTAGTCAATGACGGCGTGCGGGTTGTTCCCATGAATGAACTGGCCAACATCAACGCCCGTATGGACCGTTTAGCGTCTCTGATTGCCCAGCAGATGCTGAAGTCCGATGCAGCCAACCGCGACGCGAGTGTCAAGAAGGGCATGTTTGTCGATCCTTTCCTGAACGACGACTTGCGTGACGCGGGTGTTATGCAGACTGCCGCCATCTTCGGGGGAAAACTGACTTTGCCGGTCACCGCGGCCGCCTCGCAAATGAGTACGGATGTCAATAAGCCTACTGCGTTGCCTTACACCCTGGCGACCGCATTGTCGCAGCAGATGCGCACGACCGACATGGCTGTTAATCCGTATATGGCGTTCGACCCGATTCCTGCGACGGTACAGCTGATTCCTGCAATCGACAATTGGACCGAGGTAAACACGGTTTGGGCAAGCGATACCACCCGCCGCATGGTGGTGGGTTCGGGTTTGCAGAGCCGCATCGGAACATTTGGCACGTTTGAACAACTGGTGTCGTCTTCCAGTCAGGGGATCGACAAGCTACGCCAGATTGACGTCCGCTTCAACATTTCGGGATTTGGCGCAGGCGAAACGCTGAACAGCGTGACATTCGACGGCATCTCCGTGACCCCAACCGCCTAAAAGGAGAAAGATCCAGATGGTAATTCAAGCAAATGCACAAGGACTCGTCACGGGTCGCTTTAAGATCCCTGCCGGCGTGCCTGCCGGCGTAAAGCAAGTGGAGTTTATCGGCTCCGGTGGCTCGCGAGGCACCGCCACTTTTTCCGGACAGGGCAATCTCATCACCGAGGTGGTTCGTAATGTGTTGCGCGTGGTGGAGTTTCGCTTCGACCCGCTGGCCCAAACCTTTTCGTTGCCACAAGCGATGCCGCTGGCCGGCGTTCGACTGTGGTTCACGGCCAAAGGCACGACCAACGTGATGGTGCAAATCCGCGGCGTCACTGCTGGCGTGCCGAACAATCTCGTGTACGGCGAGGCGCGCGTCGCGCCCGCGGCAATCAGTACTTCCGGGCCGACGCAGATCACTTTCGACGCACCGATCTGGATGGATGCCTCCACCGAGTACGCGTTGGTCGTGCTATGCAATGATGCGACGACCAAGCTGGCGGTGGCGGAGCTGGGCAAATGGGACGTCAACGCCAAACGCTGGGTAACTTCGCAGCCTTACCAGGTTGGCGTGCTTCTGTCCTCGTCCAACGCATCTTCCTGGACTGCGCACCAGGACCGCGACATGGCTTTCGAACTGGTCAAGGCAGTGTACTCGAACACTTCCAGTGATATCGCGCTGGGCAGTGTTGCAGTGACAAACGCCACCGACTTGCTGTTGCTGTCGATGGCGGAGCGCCCGACGTCGGACACGCGCGTCGAGTACAAGCTCTCGCTGCCGAACGGCACCACGGTCAACGTGGCAGAAGGCCAGCCGCTGCGCCTGGATCAAGCAATTACCGGCAATGTCGGCATCACCGCCCGCCTGCTGGGAAGCAGTAACGGCTCGCCTGTTCTGCACCCAGGCACCCAACTCGTTGCTGGTCAAGTGCAAACCAGTGCCGAGTACGTATCGGTGGCGTTCCCCGCAGGCGCAGGGAGCCGCATTCGCGTAGTGATCGATGCCGTCCTGCCGTCTGGCGCGAGTGTCGCGGTCAAGGTCGCTGGCAGCAACAACGCTTACGTCACCGTTCCTCAACTGGGTCAGGCCCGCAACCTCGGTAACGGGAAGGTGGAGCTGACTTATGAGCTGACAGGCTTCAGCGACAGCACGGCACGGGTCAAGCTGATCCTCACGGGCACGGCATCCGCTCGTCCCGAGATCGAGAATTTGCGCGCGATGGCCATGTGAGGTGTGTAAATGATTGATGAAAAATCCCTGAATCTAGAGTTGCCCCTTCCGCATCCAGACAACGAACTGCGTGATGACGTTGTCCGCATTCGGCAGTCGCTGATCAAGATCGACGGTGCCACTCAGTCGTTGTTCTCCCTCGTTGCAAGTGACGACGTAAACCTCGACTCAGTGCAGGAGATCGTCGCTGTGCTGAAGCACGCACAAGCCGACATCAGCGATATAACGAGCGTCCTTGCAACTAAGGCATTTGCCTCTGATGTGAATGCGGCGCTGCTTTCAAAAGCTGACAAAGCTGAGATGGAGGTCAAGCTGTCAGAGAAGGCGACCAAGTTCGAATTGGCCTCCGCCCAAGCCAACATCAACGCCACAATTACGACGGGACTGTCGGAGGCCCTGGCGATCTCGAACTATGCCCGAACTCTAATGTTCACATAAGGAAAAGCGCCAATGTCAGAAAAAATCGCAGAGTTTATTAATACCAGCAATCTTGGGTACGCTTCATTGCTTTCCGGAGTGCCAATCGTTACAAACACGGCAACTGAAAGTGCGGTTGTGAAAGATGTAGCAATTGCCAATCCTAGAGGTGTTCCCCTTGTGCTTACAGTCGGTCCCTCGGAGGTTGCTCGCATCAGTGGAAGTGGCCAATTCACTGGCGCAGAACTAGTGGCCCCTAACACCACCATGCATCTAAAGCTATCTGGCGGAGCCCAGATGAATGAGCTCTTTCAAGGTACTGGTGATCGAGGCGTGAATAAGATCCGGCTTTCCACGGTAATGGAGAAAGATGGTGCGATTGCGCCCTACGTGTTGAACCGTATCGGTGTCGCGACTCCACCGCTAGCGGGCCAGCCTAGTTTCATTTGCTTTGATGGTAACGGAAATTTCTTTTACTCGTATTCGTCAACTCTTTATCGTCGTGCTGGAGGAATTAATGGGCCAGAAACTTCATATTCGTTCGCAGCAGTTGGAATCTGCTTTGACGGCAGTCGATATATTTATGCGTTCGGTGGAGGAAGCGTCTATACGTTCGATACATTGACGCTTTCTGCAAGCTCGCGAAGCTGTGGCTTTTCAACATCCCCCACCATATATGCATCGGCAATGGATGGGCGAATTTACACGCGAGTCGGTGCGGGTAATCCGAGCCGAATTGTGAATCCAGCTACCGGTTCGTCTGTGGACGCGCCATATACGAATGGTTCTGGCACGTACTACTTTGTTGGTTTGGGAAAAGACGACGAAGGAAATTACGTGATTTGGCAAGCCGATGCTGCGCCGGCGCCGATCAAGTGGTGGAACATTGGAAAGAACCTGGACGGTCCGCTAGTGCAAAGCCAGGGCGAAGTTAATGGAAGCCTCAACACTCTCTATTCAGGATCGACGAACTATCCCGCAGTCCGCCAACAAGGGAGTCAAAGTGTATTCTATATGACTCCGTGGAATCAGGCGCAGTTATGGCGATTCGACGTCCGGAGCAAAGAGCTTGTCCAGCTTCTGCTTCCAACATCTACCTTGGTGACTGAGAATACCTCTATTTTCGTACCGGCTGCGAATAGCGCTTATGTGAATGAAGACATCGGTTACATCGGGATTCGTGCCACGGGGATTAAATCGATTGAAAGGACACTGTAATGTTGACAACGCGAACCGTAGATGCGAGGTCTAAGACCATCACTTTTAGATCCTCGACTACTGTCGGCGCGGCCTTGTACGTTGTGCCACGAAATAAAACAAGTTTCGTCTTGCTTATACCTAATTCCGCTAGCTTAGACTTTCGACTTAATGGAGTTGATATAAATACCGGCGGTCCGCTGTCATTCCAGCTTTCAGAAGGTGCCGTAATAGCTGTATCAAGCAGCAACTATACGTTTTCGGCAATTATTCGCGAAGTGGACCTTGCGTAAATAGAATTACCCGAACTCAACAGCCCGCCACTGGCGGGCATTTTCTTTTTTTAGGAGAACCAAATGGCAGCACAATCTTTCTTCCACGGCGTAACCGTCACCCTGGTCGACACCGGCCCACGCCCAATCTCGACGCCTTCGAGCTCGGTGATCGGCATTGTCGACACATACACCCCGGGTGCAGGCCTGGCTGAACCTAACGTGCCGGTGAAGATCACTTCCCTGCGCGAAGCGGCGGCCGCCTTCGGCATCGGCAGCAAGCTGTATAAATCGCTACACGCCGTGTATGCGCGCACCAGCGCCGTGGTGATCGCCGTGGGCGTGCCGCACGTGGCAGACCAGGCCGCACTGACC